ATGCACAAAAAAGAGGTGATTTACCTGTTTTTATTATCACAGAAAAAAAATGGAGTTGGGAACATGCGGTGGAATTAGGATTAAAAGCAACCAAAAATTCAGACGGTGAATGGGAGGGTGACTTCATATTCAACGATAGTTTTGACTATATTGAACAAGCAACGGATTTTATTAATGATATTTTAGATGCACAGGAAAAAGGTGAAATTCCACACTCAATTTTATTTTGTTGGGATTCAGTTGGTTCAGTACCATGTAAAATGACATTTGAAGGTAAAGGTGGTAAAATGCACAATGCATCCGCATTATCTGATAAAATTGGAATGGGAATCCACTCAAGGATTTCAAAATCTAAAAAAGAAGATTACCCATATTACAACACAATGATTGTAATTAACCAACCATGGGTAGATTTACCGGATAATCCATTTGGACAACCCGAAATCAAAGCAAAAGGTGGTGAAGCATTATGGTTAGCATCTTCATTAGTATTCTTGTTTGGAAACCAAAAGAAAGCGGGTATTAATCACATCACGGCAACTAAAGGTGGAAGAACAGTATCATATGCAATTAGAACCAAAATTTCTATTTTGAAAAACCACGTAAACGGTATTCAATTTAAAGATGGTAAAATCATTGCAGTTCCTCAAGGATACATTGATGACACAAAAGAAGCTTTAGAAGACTACAAAAAACAATATTCACAATATTGGAACGCAATTCTTTCAGGAACGGGTGAAATCGTTTTAGAAGAAGAAACAGAAGATTCAATTGGAGAGTAATTTTTCAACCTATAAACAAAAAAAATTAAATGTCCGTACTACTTGTTGACGGTGACAACTTATTAACTATCGGGTTTTTTGGATTAAAAAACCACTTCCATAAGGGTAACCATATTGGAGCTCAGTATCATTTCATCAACACATTAAGAAGATTAATTGACATTCATCGATTAGATAAGGTTGTTGTCTTTTGGGACGGAGAAGAGGGTTCATCATCTAGAAAAAAATTCTACCATCACTATAAAGAAAATAGGAAAAGTAGAATTAGAACTGAAGAAGAAGTAGGTTCATATACTAACCAAAGAAATAGGGTTAAACAATATCTTGAAGAATTATTTGTTAGACAAGGTGAATATGAATTTTGTGAAACAGACGACTGTATAGCATACTATTCACAAAAGTCAAATGAGGAAATTTTAATTTATTCATCGGATGGTGATTTAACCCAACTTGTTTCTGAAAAAACACAATTGTTCAATCCTTCACATAATAGAATATATCAATTAAATGATATGTTTGTTTATGACCACGAAGAGATTCTTATACAAAATATTAAATTAGTAAAAATGATGTGTGGTGACCCGTCAGATAATATCGCGGGTATAAAAAATTTAGGAGTTAGGAGATTAATAGCGTTAGTCCCCGAAATCAAAACTCAACCATTAACACTTGAAAATCTGATAGAAAAGTTTAATGCTCTATTTGAACAAGACCAACATAATAATTTAATTAAGAATCTAATTACTGGTGTTACAAAACACGGAGTATTAGGTGAGGAGTTTTACAATGTAAATAAACGTATTGTAAGTCTTGACGAACCTTTCCTTACCGAAGAGTCGATAATCTCAATAAAGTCCCTTATGAACGATATAATGGACCCAGAAGGTCGTTCATATAAGAACACGATGAAGATGATGATGGAAGATGGAATATTTCTTCTTCTACCAAAGTCCGATGACGCATGGATTAACTTTCTGAATCCATTTTTAAGACTAACCAGAAAAGAAAAAAATAAAAAATTAATCAAAATAAAAGACAATGACTAATCAAGACGCAACAAAATTCGAATTTCTATTAACTTTAGGTAAAAACATAGTTTGCCAAAGATTTTTTAACGTAAGAGACCATAATTCACAAGCTAGACGCTCGATGGATTTACATGAATATGTAAAAGATATTTGTGAAGAAATTTCATATGATTTGAAATCAAAAACTTTGGATTATTTGAGCGAAAATCAAGACTATTTTTACGGTTTGAAGACTGCAGAACCTGCAGAAAATGATGAAAAAGAATATTTTTTACTGGTATTAAAGCTAGGCGAAGATGTATTTATTCAAAGAATGTTTCCTTCTAATATCTATCACCCAAAAGTTAGATATACGGTGGACATTCGTCCAAGCCTGAAGAGATATCTGTCAGATTTAACTGCTATTTTATCTTCCAAGGAATTGGAAACAACATATTTAAATTACCAACTATAAAAAAAAAGACATTATGACAGAAAAGAACTTTGGATTTCTCGGAGCATCATTCCAGCAAGCCTTAATTAAATCAATTATTGAAGACAAAAAATATGGCGAGCAAATTATTGATGTAATCGATAGCAAGTACTTTGATAACAATTCCTTTAGATTTATTATTCAGAACATTAAGGAGCATTTTACAAAATATAGTAAGATACCTAATTATGATACTTTATCTCAACAAATTGTATTGGAGTTAAAATCGCAAGAAAACGCAAGAATACATTTGGATACCATATCAGGTATTAAGGACAACACACAAGATTCGTCTCTCGTAAAGGATGAGGCTTTAAATTTTTGTAAACAACAAAATTTAAAAAAGGAGTTAAAAAGGGTAAATCAGATTATTGACAACGGCTCATTTCAAGAATATAGTACCATTGAAGGTATCATTCAGAAAGCAATGCAAGTTGGATTACCACCCGAAGAATCTATGGATGTATTTCATAATATTGATGAGGCATTAGAGAAGGATAATAGACACCCAATCCCAACCGGAATTGATGGGTTGGACGCTATGTTAAAAGGAGGATTAGGTAGAGGTGAATTAGGAGTGGTTTTAGCACCAACAGGTACAGGTAAAACAACACTATTAACACTTTTTTCAAACACCGCCTATAACTACGATTTCAATGTAGTTCAAATATTTTTTGAAGACAATCCATCAAACATTAAAAGGAAACATTTTACAATTTGGACAGGTATTGAACCAGATGAACAACCAAACAACAAAGATGAGGTAAAACAAAAAGTTGAAGAGGTTAGAGCGAGGTGTACCGGTTCATTAAGTATTGTTAAATTACCAAGTGATTCCGTTACTATTTCGGAAATCAAAACAAGAATCAGAAAACACATTTCTGATGGTAAAAAGATTGACCTTTTAGTTATCGATTATGTTGATTGTATAACACCAGAAAGGTCAGTAAACGGTGAAGAGTGGAAAGGTGAAGGTTCTATTATGAGAAGTCTTGAATCGATGACAAGTGAATTCGACATCGCAATATGGACAGCAACCCAAGGTAACAGAGATTCGATATCATCGGAAGTTGTTACCACCGACCAAATGGGTGGTTCAATCAAGAAGGCTCAAATTGGTCACGTTGTTTTATCAGTTGGTAAAACATTAGAACAAAAAGAACATAATTTGGCAACTATGACTTTATTAAAGTCTAGAATTGGTCAAGATGGTGTGATTTGGCAAAACTGTACATTTGATAATAGATATTTAATTATTAATACCGAATCTCAAAGTACATTATTAGGACATAAAGAAGATGTTCAAAAAGACAACGCTACACGAGCTAAAGATGCATTTATGAAAAGACAAAAGGTCTTGAATCGTGAAAATTAATAACAAAGTAAAATAAAAAAAACAAAACAAGAATATAATTAATTAGTATGGACGAATCACAAAAAATATTATCGGATTTAACAGTATACATGAAGTACGCTAAATACGTTCCCGAATTACAGAGAAGAGAAACATGGGATGAATTGGTGACAAGAAACATGAATATGCACATTAAAAAATTCCCTAAATTAAAAAAGGAAATTAAAGATGTTTACCAGTATGTTTATGACAAAAAAGTTTTACCATCAATGAGGTCGATGCAATTTGGAGGTAAACCAATTGAGATTTCACCAAATAGAATTTATAATTGTGCCTACACACCAATAGACCATTTAGATGCGTTTTCTGAAGCAATGTCTTTATTGTTAGGTAGAACAGGTGTTGGGTATTCAGTACAAAAACACCATGTTGAAAAATTACCCGAGATTAGAAAACCAAATCCACATAGAACAAGAAGATTTTTAATTGGGGATTCTATTGAAGGATGGGCTGACGCAATTAAAGTATTAATGAAATCATACTTTGGAGAACAATTATCAACTCCTGAATTTGATTTTTCAGACATTAGACCAAAAGGCGCTCAACTTGTAACATCAGGTGGTAAAGCACCGGGACCTCAACCATTAAAAGATTGTCTTCATAAACTACAAGGTATGTTAAGTGCAAAAGAAGATGGTGACAGATTAACCCCAATTGAAGTTCATGATATGGTTTGTCATATTGCTGACGCTGTGTTAGCTGGTGGTATCCGTAGAGCGGCACTTATCTCATTATTTAGTGCTGATGACAACGAAATGATTTCTTGTAAATCAGGTTCATGGTGGGAACAAAATCCACAAAGAGGTAGAGCGAACAACTCAGCGGCACTTGTTAGACATAAGATTACGAAAGAATTTTTCTTAGATTTATGGAAACGTGTTGAAGCTTCAGGAGCAGGTGAGCCTGGTATCTACTTTACAAACGATAAAGATTGGGGAACAAATCCATGTTGTGAAATTGCATTAAGACCAAATCAATTCTGTAATTTATGTGAGGTTAACGTATCTGACATTGAATCACAAGAAGACCTAAATGCTCGTGTTAAAGCTGCGGCGTTCATTGGAACATTACAGGCAGGTTATACTGATTTCCATTATTTAAGAGATGTTTGGAAAAGAACAACTGAAAAAGATGCGTTAATTGGTGTATCTATGACAGGTATTGGTTCAGGTGTGGTTTTAGGTTATAACATGAAAGAAGCTGCAAAGGCGGTAAAAGAAGAAAATACAAGAGTTGCGGAACTTATTGGTATCAATAAATCAGCTCGAATGACAACCGTTAAACCAGCGGGAACAACTTCATTAACGTTAGGAACATCATCAGGAATTCACGCTTGGCACAATGATTATTACATTCGTAGAATTCGTGTTGGAAAGAATGAGTCGATATATGGTTTCTTTTTAAATAACCACCCTGAATTGGTTGAAGATGAATTCTTCCGACCACACGATACTGCGGTTATTTCTGTTCCACAAAAGGCACCGGAAGGTTCAATATTAAGAACAGAAAGTCCATTCCAACTATTAGAAAGAGTTAAGAGAATTACTCAAGAATGGATTAAACCCGGTCACAGAACTGGTTCAAATATGCACAATGTGTCTGCCACAATTAGTTTGAAACCTGAAGATTGGGAATTAGCTGGTGAGTGGATGTGGGATAATAGAGATTTCTATAATGGACTATCGGTACTTCCGTATGATAATGGAAGTTACATTCAATCACCTTTTACTGATTGTACTAAAGAAGAATATGATAATTTGTATTCAAAACTTCATTCAATTGATTTAAGTAAAGTTATTGAACATCAAGACAACACAGATTTAAGTGGTGAAATTGCATGTGGAGCTTTAGGTTGTGAAATTAAATAACGAAAAAAATAAAAATAATTATGAAGGGGATGGTCGAAAACTTTCCCCTTCTGATTTTTATATAGAGGACGGTAAATATGTTTTTACTGAGGAGTTTCATTTAAAACGAGGGTTTTGTTGTAATTCGGGATGTAGACATTGTCCTTATAAAAATAAAATAGGTGACTCCCTTAATGGTTCGCGGCCGACCGCAAGCATCTAAATTTGAAAATACAGGGGGTGAATATCAAATACAAATCGAGGACTAAACCCCTCGATTTTTTTATTTAATAGTATTTATTAATAATGGGAAAAATAAGATTTGAGGAAGAGCATTTGGACTATTATGATGGTCAAAACAACTATGAATTGGGGGTCTATGAAGATGATGAGATAGTTGGGTATGTTTCCTTTGTTATTTATGATAATGAGATTACGGTTAGTGACATTTTAGTGAGACCGAATAGACGTAGAGAAGGATTTGGTTCAATGTTAATAAAGAAAATGAAACAGTTACATCCAGAATCAACCTATAAACCATCATT